CTTCTGGCCTGAGGTCCAGACCCGCGCTCCCCGCCAATGTCAATAGTTGGCTGAGGGCCAGAAGGTGGGCGGACCCCCGGGGCAACCTCCGGATAGATCGTGGGGCCACCAGGACGAATGCTTGGGCCGATATTTCGAAGCGTGTGCTCTAGCAAATCGCTTGTCGGGATAAAGTTTTGAGCCGCCGGCATGCCGCCCTGTGCTCCTGGACGCACTGTGCCAGGTGCCCCTGGCCGTGTCGGCATTACTGCCGGCATTCCAGGCGTGACCTTCTGTTCAGGCTTCATACCAAACATCGGATCGGTTGACGCGAATGCGCCAGCTCCAGACCCTGCTGGGGCAGGAGGAAGATTATCTTGAGTGTTGTCAGTTGAATTGACGTACACGTCAAACCCGCCAGCATCATTTTTAATTCGCAGGGTCCACCCCTGATCTCCGTTAGAAATCAAACCGCTTGAAAGGATTGAGTCCGTAATGTTAAATGCGGCATCGCTAATCCCCTTCTTTTCTTTGAGCCATTTCTGAATTGAAGCTCGTGCGTCTTTTGAATCAATGCCGTCGTCAAAGATCTGTCGTGCGTATTCAACAATCTTATTGCTTGCAAGGACAACTGACCCTCCGACCGTCGTCATCTTAATTGAATTGTAGAAATCTGGGCCTTTCGTAGCCGCCCACCTGGCAATGCTTGTCGCATTAAGGAGCCCTTGCTGTAACCCATCCCCGAGAACAAGAGTGGCCTTTCCCTGATCAACACTGATGAAGGGAGTAGCAAAGCTACCGGTCTTGCCCTCAGAGTTCCTTAGCCAAAGCCCATACTCAATGAGTTGGTTAACGGTCATCTTGAAAGCCGCCTTTTCCCCCCACATGGACCCTCCTGCTCCGTAGCCTCCCTCGCTCTTACTTGTCTTGACAATAACAAGGTCGTTACTGTCCCCGACAGTGTTCCCGCCTCCTGGGACTGCCACATAGCCGATGTTCTGGTCACCTTCAGCTAGGCGAATAACCCTTGCGTAATAAGGGTTACCCTTCGAGTCTTCAGTAAGGGTATAGTTGTCTTTGTTAATATTTGCTGCAAGCTCTACCCTGTTCGTAAACGTGCTTCTGCCTGCGATTGTCTGGGTTGGATCATAATCGTACACGTAAACGTATCCTGGCGTATTTTTTACAAGCTCTGGGATCTGCTTTGACTCCAACGCGAGCCGAAGAACGTCAGCTGTAAGGAACGTGCCGAACCCGCCAACTTGGGTAATGGTTTCCTGAAGAAGCTCCCTATCTCCACCGAGCAGCATAAACGTCTGGCCAATTGGAAGAGAGAAAGCGTCCTCTGGATTTGACTTTAGAACATGAAGGAACGTAGCAAAGTCTGAAGCGATATCTACTTCCGACGCTCCAGCCATCGTGCCAACGCTTTGCACAGCCGTAATAAGAGAGTCTAGGTCCTTAATGGTTGGGTTGTCAAATAGGCCGCTAATGTCACCCTTGGCAAACCGCGTAATAATGTCCTTCTTCCCTGACTCCGTTACATTGTTCGGGGAATATCCGCCAATCTCCATGGCCAGATTGTTTAGCAAGTCGGCTGTAGTCGCCGGCTCACCTGATCCTCGGAATGCGATGTTCCCGCCAACCTCACCGTATTGCGTGCTAAATCGCATCACTGAGGAGGACGAAGAGGCAGAGAATAGGCCGTCCGTAGCCGCTTCGCTCGTGGAGGCAATAAACGCAGGCCAATTTGGCCCAAGCTCCTTGCCGTAACCCTGGGCCTGAAGCTGCTGCAACTGCCTTGTGGTATCGGTAACAGTACGAAGAACCTCATCCATTTGCGCTTTGCTCATACCGAGCGCCATGGCGCCGCTTCGGTAAATGTTCGCCACATCCCAATTTGCTTTGCCTGAGATTTGGCTAAACGTTTCCAACCATTGACGCCCCCCACCCTTGGCAATTGCCGTCTTTAGAACCTCTTGTGTATTTTTGTCTGATGAGAAATTGGCAATAACTGGCTTAAGAAGCGACTGAAGGGCCTTGGCCATGGCGTCGGCTTCGTCGTCCATCGCCTTGTTTACAGTCTCCAATCGACCGCTTTCAATTTCATTTTCGTTACGAGCAACTGCGTTAGCTCGTGCGGACTCAATAGCTCGGTATGTCTTGCTGGTCTCGGTAAGACCAGCAGCCAAAGCAGCCTTAAGCTCCTTGTCGTAGAAAGATACAAGCTGGGCTGCCGTATACTTCTTTTCATTAAACCCGTTGACCATCTGCTCATTAGCGTAGTCATACGATACCGTGTAAATTTTGCTCTGGAGTCGTTGCTTGTCCGACGCAGTCATGGCTGAGTCATTGGCAAGGCCGTTCATAATTTCTTCGTAAACTGATGCGGTAATCTTGTCAGTGCCGCTGAGGCCAAACAGGGCCAAGTCTACGGCGTTGCCGTCCTCGTATGCCCGATCCAGCACCCTCTCCATGTCGGAAAGCGACTGAACTCGGAACTCCTCGGCTCGGCTGCGGAATCGTGCGGCTCCGACCGTGTCGCCGGAAGCCTGCGCTGCAGCAGCCTGATCAAGGTACCACTGGCGCACGGCCGTAGCGGTTGCGGCAGACGTAGCTCCGCCTGAGGTGAACGTACCAGCTGCGGTACCAGACGTCATGTTTGTCCGGTACGCAGTGATCATCGTGTCTTCCTGAGAGGCTCGCTCCTCCTTAAGGAGTGAGTACACCAGAGCGGATAGGTTCTGTGACCCAGCCGCAGATCGTCCGAATCTACCTTTACGAGCCATTATTCACCTCCGATTGCTGCGGCGACGTCTTCTGGGAGCTGTCCGCCTGCCATCATCTCTTGTGCAAGCTGCTGTTCAGGGGAGATCCCTCCCGGCTGACCTGGCTGCTGCGCGTTTGCTGGGAGCATCTCAGGCGGCAATTCGCCCATCTCTCCACCATTCATCATCTCGGTACCAGTGGCTGCGCCAGCTTGGCGGAAGGCGTTCATTGCTGAAGCCTGCTGCTCTTGGAACTGCGCCTCTGCGCCTGGTGGGGTTTGTACCCCCATCTGGCCCATCTGAGCCTGCATCTGCGCCTGCATCTGCTGGAGCTGCATGAACATCATCATGAGCTGGCCCATCGTGAGCACTGCCGCTGGGTTGAGGGTTGCGTCGGTCTGCTCCTCGCGGATGAGTTCCTTCTCGCCCTCTGGGTCCTCTACGCCAACGCGGTCCATTGCGCGCTCCGAGCTCCACACTCGACCCTGAACAAGGTTGAGAGCCGTCTGAGCAAGCTCAAGCGTATCTCGTGGCGTGAGCTCTGGTGGGGTAATCTCAATGCGGTACTCTGCGCCGATGACTTCTGCAACGGCCTTATCCTTGGCCTCCCACAGACGGGCAGACATTTCCCACACCTTCTTGACCCACGAGTACAGAAGCTTGCGCTTTGGCGCAATGCGCTGCTCGTAGTTGGCAACCAGCGACGCAATTGCTCGGCTTGAGCCGAGAACGCTTGACGGCGCCAATCCTAGGAGAAGGTCGTTGAGTCCCGTGACTACCGCGATTTCGCGGTCAATGCGCTTGTTGTAATCTTCAACCTGGAACTGCGGGATAAACGGCTGAATTGCTCGGAGCTCGTTGCCCGGTCCAGGGGTCGCCACGCGGCCTGGCTTTGGAATTGCATTTGCCGGAACTTCATCCGGAGCGTCGCCTCCAACGAGCTGCCACATCTGTCCACCCACAACGGACTGGATCATCTGGGCTTGAGCAGTGATTCGCTCGTCCTTCTCGCGGAGAAGCTGCTCAACGTCAAACAGCTCGGACTTGCCGTACGGGCTGCCTGGGATCATGCTGTTGCGGAGAGGGATGTACGGAAGAAGTCCGCCAAGCTCTGGGTGCTTGGTGGTTCGTACGATGGTGTTGCCGACGATCAAAGCGTTGCACACAATCGGCGCCTTGCCTGGCTTGGTTGGATGCTTGTACCAGTAGTCCAGCACCGTGATCTTCATCTCGTCGTACGCCGTCTGCACTCGGGCAGGGTCTCGGCTGTACTCCTTGGTGTAGAGGTTGGCAAGCGGATCGGAGTGGCCGGCGTGGTAGGTGTACGGGTGCCACTGATTTCCCTCTTGCACAGGGATCACCGCGATGCCGAAGTCTTCCATGACTGCCTGTGGGCTCAGGCCGTAGGTGTAGATTGCCCAGTCAATGCGGTTGTAGTTGGAGTCGCCATACCCAAGGTACAGGTTCTCTGGGGTGTCAATGATGCTGATCTTGGGGATCTTAGCAATCGGGTCCCACGAGATCTTTGCTGCCGTGTGGCCGTAGAGGCCCTTGAGCAAGCACGCCTCTTCAAGGCGCACTTCAAACTCGTTTGCCTCAAACCAAGCGAAGAGCAGTCGCTCTCGGCGAGCAGCCGACTGGCGGCCTTCCTTGTCCATAGCGGTTGGGACGTAGTTGATGACTGGTACCACAGCCTGCAGTGAGGCTGGGATGTTGACGTAAGCAGGATGCACGTTGACAGAGACGTGTGCACGCCCGGCAGTGCGAGCTGACGGGTCCTCCGCCCAGTGATCGGCACCGCCGAGCGTGAGCGTGTTCGGGTTGTAGAAGTGGTCGTATCGTCGGAATTGTGATCGCAGGCGTGCCTGTTCCGGCTCCTGCATCTGCTTCTTGCTGTATGCTTCCTTGAGCAGGCCATACTCTTCGCTGACATTTGGGTCAACGCCCTGCATCTGCAGGTTAGTTGCGGCCATGGAAATGGCCTTCGCCTCGTACGGCGGCAGCTTAACTGGCGGAATAGCCATTAATCAGAACCTCCAAAGTAAGTGAAGACCGGGTTCTCAACGTAACCAGATCCGTGTCGAAGGGCGTAGCGCACAGCTACAGCTAGTGCCATTACCGCGTCCTGCTCCAACTTCTTGTCGTCCAACTTATATGAGAGCAACTGACGACGTAGTTGCATCCATATTCCCGACCTAGGGAACTTAATCATATTCTTATCCATTGCTGCCTTTAGGTCAGACAGCAGTTCAAGCTTCTTAGCCTTAGTGCCACCGAAGTCGTATCCCCTTAGTGGCTTAATAACACTAAACTCTTGCTTGAACAGTTTACCTCCAAACCCAGTCTCATCCACTACGGTAACGCATGAAGACTGTTGGTTATACAGTAGATGTCCTTCTCTAACCATATTCACTACTGCTTGGATTGTTTGTTTTCCTGTTCTCGTCCTCGCTCGCACTCCTATTATACCATTTCTGTCGGTGCTGTCAAGTGTGATGGCCCAGGTACTATCACTCATAATGCCAGGGTCGCAGCCCTGGATGTACCGGCGCTTGTTCTCAGGCATCTGCTCAGCTGGCAGGGTGTCCACAAAACACCCGTCCACGGAGGCGGAACTGAAGTATGAGTCCGACGCCTCAATGAAATACCCGTCAATGTTCTGTGGGATGAGGTACTCTGCCTGCTGCCGAAGAATGGCATCAAATGTGTCAGTGGCTAGGCCGTACCCGACGTTGTCCCTAGTGGAAAGACGGAAGCTAAAGAACTGTGGGTCGCGGTCTGGGTTGGCCTCGTTGCCCATCTCCCAGAGGTCTGCGTAGTCATTGATGCCCTCTGTAGGGGTGCCGATGAAGTGGAGCTGCCCACCAGTGGACAGACGCCGTAGGTTGAGAACCTCTTGGTAGATCTGAATGAGGTGCGGCTCAAAGGCTGCCTCGTCAAACGAGATGCCATTCATGTCCTTGCCAAGCAGGGCCTTGGCCTTTTCCTGCGTTGTGCGGAAGTGGATGTTTGCCCCGCCGATCAGTGGGTGGAACTGGAGCCAGAGGTACTCCCCGCGGTACTTCTTTGTGTGCTCTACCACCTTGCCGATCTCGTCAACGATGGGGCACCCTCGACCCTTCTGCGCTGGGTGGCTGCCCTCAAGGACCATGGCAATCTCTCGGTGGACCAACTCTGCGGTCTCCTGCTGGATTCCTACGTGGTACCACTCATACGGAGCGTTCTGCCACCGCATCGCGTCCTTCTGTGTGCCGTCAGGTGGTTGTACCCCTAGCTTGTAGAACGCGCTGTGGAAGACTGCCACGGCCATCCCTAGCGTCTTGCCAGCTCGGTTACCAGCAGAGCAGACCGTCGTCAGGTACTTTGGTCGCCAGCCGGAGTCGTCTCTGGCAGCAATACCATTAACCCAGCGCTCCTGTCCTGGGTGGAGCTCAATCCCTAGCCAACGCTTGGCAAAGAAGATTGGGTTGTTGCGGCCGGCGGCAAGGTCCCTTGCTGCGTCGCTAGTGACTTTCAAGCTTTGTTTCTTGCACTAATAGCAGCGGCCTTCTTCTTGGCGTCGGCTTTGCTGCTTGCTCCCCATGCTTGTAGGCTAAGGAGCAGGCGAGTAGGACGACCCTTCTCGTCTCGCTCCGGCCCCCGCATGTTCCCCATACGGGCCAAGAAAGAAGCTCGTCGTGGATTGTCGCCCTTCTTGACTGGTGGGCGTAGCTTCCCGCCCTTGTAAGATGCGCGGCCCTTTGCGTTCAAGCCGCCCTTAGGGTTCTTCCCCTCTTTACGCGTCCAGGCTGGTGTCTTTGCCATCAGTGATCTCCTCTGCTTCCATTTCAATCATGTGTACAACGGGTCCGCCGCCGAGAATACCGGCTAGGGTAATAGACAGATCTCTGTCTGCGGACTTCTCTACCCTTCGATCAATCATCTCCTGTGCTCGCAAGCCTTCAGCTAGTGTCGGCATAAGTTCGCCAGATCCAACCATTGACATGACTTGGTCGCGCACTAGAGACGCTAGGTCTCCGTTGACCCTGATGGTCTTCTGCTGCTTCTTGAACTGCTTAATCGCGGCAGCTTTCATGG